ACTTCGCAGCGGCCGGCTTATTCTTCCCTAGAAGGTGTTCGATAAGCGTAAAGCGTGCGGTGGCAATGTCACGGATGTTGACGATGTTCGCCGTCGTATCCTTCATGCACTCGGTCATGAACGTCTTGTAAATGGACGCATGAACGACATAGTTCGGAATCTTGGACGAAAGGAAATCCTTCAGATCATATGAATCCTTGATTTCCTTGACCAGATTGTACTTCTCACGGGCCAACGTGCGCTCGTCCAGCTTGTGACGCTGGTTTAGTACCATGTCAATGAAGTGAATGGCGCGAGACTCCGTGAGCTTACCGGCGTCAAAGAAGGCGCGGTACAACTGCAATTCCTGCCCCAAAGCCGTATTGGCGTTGAAATACTTGGTCATGATGTTCAAGGCCGGCGACTGCTTTCCGTTAAGGGTGTCTGCCGTGACCTGACGTACAAGTAGTTCAAAGAGAACGCCAGTATTCCGGTACTTTGAGTTGGCGACCTTTTTCGTATTAGATAGCATAGCCAATCTCACCGGTAAAGATTCCGTTCATGAAAGACTCCGTGAGTAGTCGGGTATTCGAAACCCGATATTGTGTGCTCACCAACATAAGTAGACAACCTCTTATTCTTCGATGTTTAGGATAGATTCATCCAAGAAGGTACCTGCATCCTCAGACAATATTGTCGGCGTCTTTCCGCCCTTCAACGAGTCCAGTGCTTGCTTGATTTCTAGCGAGAGCGGGGACTTCTTGCTTGGTGCGCGCCCGGCGGAAACCTGCATTGCCCGGTACCGTTCCTTGAAGCCTAACGGATCGCGGCCACGCACATGACTATCTTGTGCGTACTGCGGCCCGGTGCGTGGACGACCGCGTGTTTCTTCTTCAATCTGCTCTTCTTCACCACCTTCCGCCGGGGGAGCACCACCACCATTCAATTCTTCCTCAGTCGGAAGATCATCTAGTGATTGTGGCAATGCACCACCGCCACCACCCGGAGCGCCACCACCCGGCGGCGGGGCACCACCATCAGGGGACGGCGTACCACCCGGCACTCCACCATCCATATTGTTCGGATCGGCGGGCGGGGTCGGATTATCCTGTGGGAATCCGTACTTGGCGGGGTCAGGCTGGCCCTGTTCAAGCTGCGAGAGACGGAAGGAACGCTTGGTGTCTTCCACAATGCGTTCACGCTCTTCATGGAATTCATCAGTCGGCATGTTGAAGACATGCTTGTAAATCCAATCAGAGGATAGCGTCTTCGTACCCTGAATCTGAGCTACTAGTCCTACCTTCTGCGTCCATAGGTTGATCTTTTCCTGCTCGTAGATCGTGGACGGGTTGGTGAGTTCTAGGGTGAAGTCAACTAGCTCTTCATCCTTGAATCCCTGTGCGTACAGGTGGATGATAGCAATCTTCGTTAGCTCGGAAACGATGATACGCTGAACACGTCTTCAGCGGCGAGCGTAGCCTTACCGTTGACGTTTTCATCATATCCAAGGAATGCCTTCGGAATCTTCAGCGCAGCAAAGAGCTTGTTGCTTAGGTATTCAATGTCTTCGATTGAGTTGTACTCTAGACCGCTCAGATTATCGATAGAGGTTCCCGAATCGCTACCACGCACCGGAAGGAAGAAGTCTTCCGTCAGGTTTTGCATGTTGTAGCGTAGGTTGTAGTCACCGGTCTGCGGATCAACAAAGGGAACCTTCTTCATCTTCGTGATCAGCTTTTCCATGTACGCATCCACATCACCCGGTGGGATCGTACCAATGTCTACCTTGACCACGCGCTTTTCCGGAGCACGCATAATGCGGTGAATCATCATCGCGTCTTCCATAAGCGTAAGCTGGCGGAAGATACGACGGGCAGATTCAATCATCGACTTACCGTAAGGCAAGAAATTACCGTCCGACATGAGGCGGAAGTGAGCAATTTCGTAGTTCTCAAACTTGGCTTGATTACCGTGAACGCCTAGCGACTCAAAGAACACATAATGCGGGTTCTCGGGCTTCGTACCTTCCATGCGGATGGTATCGTAGACCGAAAGCGGCATGACGTTGTGAATTCCGTACTCGGGGGAGATTTCAAGGAACATGAACAGGTCGCCGTACTTGACCATGTTACGTACCCACCACCACAAGTTGAACTCAATGTTGAGAATGTCGTAAAACAGGTTATGGAGAACTTCTTTGATCCGTCCGTTGTCGGAATTGATCGTAAGAATTTCTCCATACTCGTTCTTCACGGTGGATTCATCGGCGTAGATATCAAGAGCCGACGCAATGATGGGGTCGTTATCCATCGTATCGTAATCACGGAACAACTGAATACGCTGCGTCTGGTACGCCATGTTCATGCCGTACTGATTGCCTTGCCCGTGACCAAATGCAGATGCCGTGTGGACGCGAGAATACTTGTCTCGCATCGCATTGGTTACGACAGCCTGATTATTGTCGGTATCAGCAACCTTCAGTTGCTTACCACCAACATTCCGCACTACCACGTTGGTAGAGAAGAGCTTCTTTAGCTTACCGTATAGTGTAGAGTCAGGCATCGTTATCCTTGTTAGTTATATAGACCATACATAGCACCCTCATGCACCGTTTTGACAAATGAACCGTCAAATTCGTGCCCCAAATGCACCAACTGTCTAATTGAGCAATCGCATTCCAGCGTAAGAAGATACCCCTTCGGGTCCAACTCCATTTGGGCGAGCCAGCGATGGTGTCCGTCGAGGATAAACCCACTCTTGGACACAATGACCGGTTTTGCTAGTAACTGCGGGTTCCTCTTGAAATGATCGACCTTTTCCCGCTTAACTTCAGACTGAATCGCTTTTAGCTTAGCAACGGGTAAACGAACGAGCCGCACGCTCACCCCGCGACCGCGAAGGAACGTGCAGAACTCGTCGTATTTGTCGGACGGGATTTGTGGGAGGAAATGACGTGGAATCATGCAGCCTTCTTTTCCGACTCCCCTTCTTCAGACTTCGGTGCAGTACCCGTGAGCGTCTTTGAGAGCGGCGGAATCACATGGGTGTTGAGCTTCAGGTTCAACTTGTTGAACGGCGCCTTTAGACCCTCAGTAGCGGAAACCGCCTTCTTGTCTTGGTCGAAATATTCGATTTCACGGAAGCCGGCCTTGATCTTCTTTTCGACGTAGCCACGCTTCTTGTTCGGATCAGCACTACCAAATGGTACAAGCTTCACATTTGACGTGATTCCAGCATCCTTCAGGTATCGCGCAACGTTTTCTTCATTGTTGCGGGGCGTGAAGATAACAAACGTACCTTCAAACTTCAAAATGGCCTGTAGGAGCACGTTGAACTTGGCCTTGACCGGTTCGGAAATCTGGTGACGGTCGGTGTGCATCAAATCACCCGGAAACGTGAGTACCGTGAGGCGTCCCATGTTCTTTTCGCCACCTTCAGCCGCATCATCCACCTTTACAAGCTTTCCATCGACGGTTCGGGCACGGACTACACGGTTGCTATCAACCCATCCGCCGAACCCACCGTACGTAAGACCCAAACGCTTCGCCTGTTCGGACGGCGTTAGGTCTTCGTTGAGAGTTTCGTCAGTATTAGCCATTCTAGGAGTCTCAGGTTAACCAATAAGCCAACGCAAATCTTCAAAGGCATCCGCCCCATTACCACCGCGCAATGGCATCTTGTACGGGTCTTCCTGCACGGTTTTCGGGGTATAGACACCATCGAAGTTGCCGCCAACTCGGTGGATGTTGTTAATAGCAGTCTTGGTGTATTCAGCGGATGCCGTGAATAGGACGAGCGCCGTATCACGGACCCACAAGCCGATTGCGAGTGCCATAACCAAGTCGTCGTTGTACCCTTCCATTGCCTGCGCCTTACCCTTATCCCAAATAAATACTCGCAACTCTTCGATTAAGCGCATTGAGTGGATATTTACTGCCTTTTCACGCATGTACTCGTTCAGCTTGGAAATAATGACCGGACGGGTACGTGTTGTGGTGGCAAATCCGGGCTTTGCCTTCTTCTCTTCGGCGTAATGGCGGTTGGTGTACTGACGCTCCACTTCCACAACCTGCATGTCATTGGACATATAGAAGAGGTTCCGG